ACGTTCTAACCCAAACGCGCCTTTAGCAATTTCTGGAACAGGGAGTCCAGTAAAGATACAAACTCCCTGAATGCCTCCAATATTTAGAGGTGAAAAGTCATTTTTCTTGTATAAACCGTAATTATATCCAGATTTAAAACCTTTTGATATATCCTTAAGATAATGAAACCGCAGAAGTAACTCTGCGGCTTCGGATTTGCTTACTCTATCAATATAATAGTCGGTTTTCACTTGAATAGTAAGTTAAAATATGCTGCGACAACCAATAAGGTTAAGCAGATTTGGTTGTAGTTCACTCGTCGGCAAGACGTGCGAAGTACGAGAGAGCATCATCATCCTCATCTTCATCGGAGGAAGAGGAGACGGTACGGGTGGGTTGCAAGGAGTTCAGTTCACCACGGAGATCTTCGGTCAACTCACGGGTAGAACCACGAGTGTTGTCCTCATCAAACTCTTCGGGATCCTGGTAGCGAGGAGTACCCTTGTTACCAAGAACATAGTCAAGGCGCTTCTTCAGTTCATCATAGGACTTGAACTGATCTGCTGCGACGAGTTCTGCGAGAGAATACTCTTTCTTCCACACTGCTTCCATTGCATCATCGTCATCCAGAAGTGCTTCCTGGCGAGCGAACTCAGAGGAATCGTAGTTACGATAACCAGCAACGTTCTTTGCCTTCAACTTGAAGTTAGCACCCTGCCAGAAGTCAAACGGATCGATTGCTTCCTCGTCCTCAAACTCAGGTTGCATAGCAGCAGTGAGTTTGTCAAAGATCTTCTTGCCAAACTTATACAGGAAGACTTTGCCTTCATTATCAGGATTAGCAGGATCTTTCACGACATAGATATTGGCAACATAAGTCAGTTTACGCTTCTGCTTACGTGCTTGCTCCTTACCAGCATCGGTGCCGTTGTTCCACAGCATCGTGTTGTATTCGGACACAGGATCCTTTTGGTTCAAGGTAGTAAGAGAATTCTCAATATACCAACCACCAGGACCTTGGAATGCGTGACTGTAGAGTTTCACGAATGGCAGGTCCTCACCATTCGGAGCAGGCAGGAAACGGATAACGGCATAACCATTGCCGCTCTTATCACACTCCAGTTTCCATACACGGTCATCTCCAGAGGATGAACCGTTAGTATTCATTTTTTCTACTTCTTTGACCAGTTTTGCGGTCAGGTTGCCAAGCTTGGATTGCTTTTTAAGGTCTGCGAAAGACATTTGGATTACCTCGGATTAGTTTGGATTCGGGGGATTTACTCGGATAGTATAGCAAGAATTCCCTCAGTCGTCAAGATATTTCTTGAGGGATTCAATTGTCTCGTTCATACTGTCGAATAAAACTTGCATATCAGTGTCTGGTGGAAAACCCATCAGTGCCACCGATTTGCGTAGGTTCTCTTTCATTTCAATCGCTTGAGGATCGTCTGAAAGAGTCAATCTAGTATACATGATCCTTTGCTTTTCGAGCAAGGTCTGTAACTTTTCGACGTGTTCTCTCTTGGTCTCAGCATCCATTCCACCAAAGGTCAGAATACTGCCATAGATTTCTTCCTGAAGATTATTAATCTCAGTTAGTTCGTCTTGAATAATATCAGATTTAAAAAAGTCACTCATCGATTATAGACCGCAAGATTTTCTTGTATTGAAAGACATCAATATTTAGGAATGGAGAATACTTCTTCAGTTTCAAACTGACGGTTTCCCACACTGGATCGTCCAACTTCTTATCAAAGTTTTTTGAGAAATGGAATACTTTGTCGAAGATTGTTAAGGTTTCTAGCGATAACTGCCCGCTTAGAAACTTTTTGAGTATCATCGGATGTCCCTTGGTACAGTTGAACAAAGTCTCTAACTCGTTCTCCGATAACAATTCGTTGCTTTGCTCTTTGAATAAGTACGTCAAACTCTGTTGGCGTTTCATCCAGTCGGCGTAATTTCTTTCGCCAGAATTGATAATTTCTCCAATCCATAGGTTTTGCGGGTTGTCGGTGGCAGTGAAATTAGATACTAGAAAATCTACGACTTCTTTATCAGAATACTTGCGACTTGTCTTCTCGAACCAGTATTTGTCTTTTCGTTTGTTGAAAGAAGTAACACTGGCGCGGGTCTTCGCACCATACTTAAAGAAGTCGTATTTTGGATTTGTAAAATGATTCTTTAATGATAGATAATGTTGGTAGGTTTCAAAGGGACTCACTTTCAGCATCGACTAAATCAAGATCTTCAATACAATCAACAGAAACTTCGTGCTCGGCAATACGATACCAATGTTTCATGATTCCTAGAGTATCTTCGTATTCACCGAGATACTCAATATCATCACATTTGTTTTCACGCAACCATGCCTGAAGACGATGGTGCATTAGATCATCACGGGAAATCATAGTGGCAGTTTTGCCCTAGAAGTTCGCTTCATAAAGTTGAGACGTGTTGCATCCCACTTCAGTCGCTCCTTCAGGGGTTTAGAAATCAGTTTCACTACTGATTCTACCTCAAGACTATTGATTTCGCAATAGTGACAGATGGCATCGATATAATTGATATTTTCTTCTGCCACAATTTTCTCAATCTCTAGGGCAAACCTAGAAGGAGTTAAGAATTTGTTTTCTATTGCTTGTTCTAGTTCTTTATTCTGTTCCATAGAGTTCCAGTTTATCTCTAACAAACTTTCTAATGTATTGGGTGAGTAGTTTGATGTACTTTGATTTGTTTCGCTCTTCATAGACGACGCATTCTCCATTTTCACAAGCCATAATGATTACAAGTTTTTTGACTGAAATACCAGTCAGTTCGTACAGCATACAACCATATGCCATGCACTGTACAAAATAGTGTTCGATCCACTCGCGTGGTTTTGGTTTTTTAGAAGTCTTAAAATCGATTATTGCTAGTTCGCCGTCATATTCAGCAATACAATCAACGGTTCCAGCAATGCCTAGTTGCTTACTATATAGGGAACCTTCAAGTGCGTATATATTATTTATACGATTGAGGTCTGATTTTGAGATTTTGAAGAGAAAATCAGAAATCGGTTGGACTTTTGGTAGATCCTCGTTTTTAAGGTGATGTTCTACAAGAGTGTGCATATCCGTACCGCGACTTGTTGCTGCCTTTGTGATACGGTCTGCTTCCTCATTACCAACCTTCTTACGCCAGTTGACGAAAATCTCCTTATTAAAATGACTGGTCACCGATGTAATGGAGACCAGTCGGAGAAGTTCTTCTTCATCTGGAACGGAGTAATATCTTACTCCATCAATAGTCTCCCTCTCAAGTTGAGGGAGCTCAATATCAACATGTTTGAACATTAAAAACCTGCTTCTCGTTTAGCAATAATGTATTCTTTGACCAGTCCAGAGCGGACAATATCATCAACTTCAAACTCAATCATATCAAAAGATGGCATTTTACGCAAGATATTCATAAAGTCTACGATACCATTGCGCTCATTTGTCTTCTGTAGGTCTGACTGAACTGCATCACCACAAAAACAAATCTTGGTATTCTCACCAACACGAGTGATAATACTATCAAGTTCATGAAAGTTGAGGTTCTGGAATTCATCAACAATCACGATTGCATTATCAAGTGTGGTGCCACGAAGAAATGAAGTAGACCAAAACTTGATGGTTTCTTGTGACTTTAGATTGCCATAGAGCATCTCAAAGTCTGCATCACTAGGCATTTGGAACATATACTTCACCATATTCTTATAAGGAATTTGGTAAATATCTGCTTTATCTTCATGGGATCCAGGTAAGAAACCAATCTCTCTGGTTGCTACAAGAGACCTTACAAGGTAGATACGCTCATAGGGTGTTCTTTCATCTAAAACATCACAAAGGGCATTGTAGAGGGTAATAAATGTCTTTCCCGTACCTGCACAACCATAAGCAACTAGATGTTTTCCCTCCTTATATGAATCAAAAAGTTTTTTTTGATTGTCGGTAAGTGGATCAATTTCCACAAGGTACTCAGAACTCAGCGGTTTCTTCCGCTTCATCTGCTTTGTCGTGAGTCCAACCCCAATTGGTTGCTCTGCAGATGCTCTTTTTCTTCTTGCCATTAGAGTTTCTTTACTTTAGATCCAGGTGCTTTTGATGCTTTTTCAAGCACATCATTCCATCCAGGGTTTCTAGCGATCAGTTTATCTCTCCATTCACCGACATCCGTAGCCATTGGTGCGGTGGATGGATCAGACCAATCACGAGTCCAGTCTGGATTATCGTTTAACCACTGATTCCAGTCGTGAATACTCATCACAACTTCTTTTTGCTCACCAGTGGTTTTATTCACTACGGGGTATGTTGCCAAAATTTTCACCTCCTAAATTATGTGCTTATAACCCGATGCTTTATTATTTCTAATTTGAGAAACTAAAGACGGGGTAATGTTGTATTTATTAGCAAGTATAACACCTTTTTCTTTACTTGCTCTAATTTCTCTGACTTGTTCTTCTGTCAATTTTCTTTTTGTTTCCGCCATCCGTGCTATCGCTTCTGGACTACAACATACTTTTCCTTTGAGAGATTTACTTCTATTTCTTTTATGTTCTTCAGTTTGTTTCCTGCCTTTTAATTTAGTTCCTGGATGTGGTTTATTTTTTATAAGATTTTTCATTTTAGCATAACCAATTTTAGATTTTATGCTTTGTATTTCTTCTTTTCCTATTTGTCCAGAAATACATTTCCAGGCAAGATAATCTCTTTCATCTTTTTTCCTAGTCCATTCAGCATAATGCCACATAGCATGTTGTGTTGTGGATAACTCTACAAGATTTTCTTGAAGATTAGTTCCACCTTCATATCTTGGTATTATGTGATGCTTGTGTTTCATTTATTCTATCCTGCTATTAATATTTATAACAGGATAGTTTTTATTTAGACCCATTCCAGTGCTTCTGCCACTGTGGGGAATTGTTCGGTAAACACCTTTTTGCACTCATTGGCAATGTCCATGTGCTCCTTCTGAGTGCCATTAGCAGACCTCAGAGAAATATAATGTGCCCATGAGCGAACCGATCCCGACATGTAAATGCGTGTAGGAGTTGCCAGAGGAAGCACAAAGCGAGCACACTCCTTTGCTACTCCGTGAGAAAGAAGTTCCTTGTAGAGGCGCATACCTTCTGCAAAGTGCTCCTGAATCTTACCTTGCAATTGCAGTTTCTCATACTCACCAATATCATCAATGGAGTTCTGACGATTCTTGGTATCCTGACGACGCAGATCAGGCACAGGAATATAATCAGAAATCAGAGAAGAATCTGCATAACGCTGAGAAAACTCTTGATATGTAAACGAACGATGACGCAGAATCTGAGCTGCGATGCCACGATTCGTCTCAATCTCAAGAGTCATAAATGCCTGCTCAAACACACTCCAATGTTGGTGCTTGATACAATAACGCAAAAGTCCAGCATAGTTATCATTTTCCTGGTTTGCTGGATTTGACACTCGTGCCACATATGCCATCGTCTTTTCGGCATCGGGCGTCACACTGATCAGTTTTACACTCATTTTTGTTCCTCTTTAGTCTGGGTATCCATCATCGTCCTCAAAGATTTCGTCGTAATCATGTAGTGTTGAGTCCTGATACTTTAAGTAACTTTGAGTATCAGAATAAATTTCTGCTTTCAGAGAATCAACCAACAGTTCAAGATTACGGACAATCAGTTTTAGTTTGTCTTTGTCCATAGAATAGATTTCTCTCTCACCATTATACACAAAAAAAGAGGGAGAGTCAATCTCCCTCAAACTTTAGTAGTTTATCAAACCACTCGTCCAAATGAACAAGGTAGCATGACCAATAGTTGCAACCTCTGTACTTTAACTGATAACAGGCAGGTGGTCTGTTATCTTTATCCATATCATCATAATGATATGTGTAATTT